ACAACCGTGATTGGGCCACCGTCAATCAGAACGTTGCCGGATGTCTCTTCATAAATGGATTTAGAAGATGGGTAGGTACAAAATACATCCACAGAGTTAACAAAGTTAACTAAAGCACCTGCGCTTGAAGAGGACAGGGGTGTAGCATTACGGCTCAGGGTTGTACCGGATGATGTGTACGTACCGTAGTTAACTTCCCATGCGCCTGAGACAGGATCAACAATAGCAAAGTATGTAACGTTACCGTTGCCAATGGCAGAGAAAGCTTGAAAGCCTGCGGTAGTAGCACCAAGCGTGATCGTGCCTGTGCCGGGAGCGGCTGCGGTTTGTTTGACCCGATCTTTTAATACGATAGCCATTTTGAATCCTTAAGTCGGTATATCTTGCCAATTTGGGTCGGGTGGCGTTTGATCTGTTGGAATTGTGCCCCATACCAATACATTACCCACGTATACGTTTAACTGTAAACCACTTGGGTACACATTGGCGATCTTTACTTTGCCGTATGCGTCTAAACCTGCCGCCAATTCTGCAACAGAGCCTCTAAAAGCGCCACTTGCTACTTGCGTGGTAGAGCCTGTAGCTGTTTCCGTCACAGCAACTAAGAATAGTCTGCCGCCATTGACAGAGTCTGACGCTGTAGAAATTTCAGCTATAGCGGCAAGCACATTAGAAATAGCAATAGCTGCGTCTGATGCAATGGCTATCTCTTCTTGCGTTGCCAAATAGTTTGATGCAACTTTTTCTACGGTGTCTGTGCCGGTTGCAACTTCAGACTGAGAGGCCACAAAGTTAGAAGCAGCAAAGTTGGTGCTGTCAGTGCCCGTAGCAGTTTCTGCCCGTGCAGCAATCATAATATTGTTTAAACTTACAAAAACATCAGAAGCAGTCACTGTTTCTTGAATCAAGCTACCTGCTTTTGTCTCTTGTGCAACAGAATCGGCAGCCGTAGCTGCCTCACTCAAAGACGACAATACCGTAGCCCCGCCTAGAGCGGCGAAGGGTGCTTGGGCAAATGTGACATCTCCAAACACCGCACTACCTATTAGGCTGCGTCAAGAGAGAACGTGTAAGTAACGTTCAATGTGTCGCCTGCATCCACAGACTTGTTACCACCGGTAAAGCTACCGGCAGAGAACAATACGCCCGATGTACCTGTTGCTGCAGTGCACAAAAATGCGCCTGCCACGACAGTGCTGTTGACCAACATTGGGAAAACAGAAGGAGATGCAGAGTTTGTGATCACAGAAGGATCAGCCGTAGTGGCTGTACCAAATGTAACTGTTTGACGGTTACCTGTGTAAGCTGTGCCGGGAACCAACTCAGTCCAACCTGCGTGTGAAGCCAATGTGTTACCGGCTGCGTAAGTTGGGGAAGTTGCACCACTGACCAAACCCAAGTACCAAGCTGCTGTGTAGCCGGAACCCTTAAAGTAGGTTTGGTTCATGTTTTGCAGACCTTCATTGACTACCAAGTTGTGGAACTCTTCAGTCCACTTAACTTGACCGTCTGCGCCTACGCAAGTTGCGGTGAATACGCCACCTGCACCGATTGCCTCAGTGCTAGTTGGACGTGCAATCATGCCTGCCGACACTGCGTCTTGGGCTTTTGAAATTTCTGTGCTCATGGTAAGTCCTTAAGAAATGCGCACGATTGCGCTGTTCGCATCGGCAGTTGGGAAAATAATTTGGAAAGTGTCATTGGTAACCGTTTTATCAGCACCAAAGTCAAGAACTGCAATTGATTTGTTGTCTTGCGTAAAGTTATAAATCAAAGCTGCACGTGCTGTAAACGTAGCATTTGCCCAAGATGTGTTGGAAAATGAAATGTACGCTGTTGGTACGGCATTTTGATTGTTGCCGGAAGTTGGGTACGTGCTGATCACAAGGGTGTTGCCGCCTGCGGTGTATCCTGTACCGCTGCTTGAGACTTCATTGGTTGCGCTGTAAACGGTTGTGTCTGCGTTTAAATTTGCATTTGCCGTGTACAACGCAATCTTGAATGTATTGGGCGACGTTGGGCCGAAGTTGTGAACTGCTTGAAGCAGTTGGATTTTGCAACTTGTGGTAACTGTTTGGAGAATACTCATAATACAGGAATCCTAACTTGGCCGTCGCGGTACGCATCGGCACGTTGTTTACCATCACCCAAGTTCTTAAGCAGCGCCATCGCTTGTGTATAGCGATCTTGCGCAAGCTTCATCATGTCAGGCTCTTGACGCATATAAACAAATGCCTCACATATTGTCCCATACAACAGCGCAGAATCAAAGTTATCTCCAAGCCAAGTTGTACCGGCGGTAACAATAGACGCAGGGTAGTAGTAATAATGCAACTCAGCCATGTACGACAGGTTAGGCGTAGGGCCAACAATGAACGTTAACTCATTAACATCCGCTGACTGAGGGCCAAAAATACCATAGTGCTTTGGCTCACCCCTGCCGGATGTCTGTGGATATGCTTCACGGATGAAGTTCACATCCTTGTTAAGCAAATACAGAAAGTCGCCTTGGAAGATAATTGTTCCGGATACTGTACCGGTGCTTGCCTTAGTCAAATACACCGTGGTTCCGCTAATTGCACGAACATAGGTTTGATCAGGGATATTTGCATTGGCAACAGACTGACCAATAGCAATCCCGGTTGCATCTGCCACCACAACCGTCAGAGCGCCTGAAACGCCTGTGGCGGTGGTAGTAATGACAGGATACACAGCAAGGCTGTATGGCGACAGGAAGTCACTTGGGCAAGCCAAGAACTTATTACCGGAATTAAGAGAGCCTGTCACATTCTTTCTCAAGTTAGCAATCTGCACCGTGTTATAGATGCGTTGCTCCGCCTGACGGATAAAAGTATCCATGTCAGTGGTTTGGAAAGTGTTCTCGCAGTAATCTGTTACTGCAACGACAAGCTGCGCGTAATTCATGCCATCGGGCCTCTGCACATAAAGCCTTTAGTGGCTGCGCCTGCGCCACGCATTTTGATGCCACTAGTCTTTGTTGGCTCATCGCCGGCAGACTTGCTAATTGCACCAATACTTACATCGTAAGTGTCAAGCTTACTGCGGTTAGGCTCTTTACCGGGGTTTGTAGAAGCTTTCACCTCTTTGCCGGTCATGGTGTGCGGTGTGGCATACACAGAGGCATCGCCAACTTCTTTGCCCATCAATTTTTTGCTAAATGTTGCCATGATTAGCCTCGCTTTTGATTGTTAGCACGAGCCATGTTACGGCCTACTGCACGCATAGCCTCACCGGTTACGCCCTTGGTTTTCTTGCCGCCCATGATTTCTTTGGCTGTTGGGCCGCTGTCACCATAATTTTTACCAACGGTTTTGCCTTGTTTGGCGATGCCGTCTGCTGATTTTGTGAATGCCATATTTAGCTCCCTATCTGTATCGTTACTGTACCAACTTGTGCGCCTAAAACCAAGTAGTTTGGTGTTAAGTCCGTATCAAAAAATCTTGCCCCACCAACCGGGTTCCAACCCCACTGAATATCCCGTGAACCACCTGTGGTGAATCCGTTAACGTTAATGCCGGATGTGACATACGTTGTATCTTTACGTGGATTACGTAAAGCTTGCGGATCATCAACAGGAAATGTTCCCAACATTAACTGCGGTTGATCGGGATCCCAACACTCCGGGCAGACTAACAGTTGATACTTACGCTGCTTAATAATTTCTGTCTTAAGCTTCTTAAGTTTAAACTGCTGTCCACAGCGATCACACATGGCAATCGCTATTTTGCCGGATGCAAACCTATTCCCCATTACGTACCACCAATAAACATCTGCCTTGGCACAAATCTAACCGCAGCCTTCTCTCGATCTTCACCGGCTGCAATTTCAAACGTTTCATCGTAAATCTGCTTGAGCATTTGGATGCGCGGCATCAACTCAGGGACTTTAATGGCTATGTGGTACGCCAATCCTGCCACTACACACGGCAGGAAACGGAAATTCATATCTGCTGTTTCTGCACCGGCTCCGGCATCCTGAACTCGGCGCAGTCTCCAATACACAAATTGGTATGGGATGCTATTGTCAGGAGTAGGCCATACGGTAATAGCAGGCAATTGAGGCACAAATACCGCTGCACCCACAGCATGAGAAGATGCGGTTGTATTGTTCTGCCCACGGAAGACACCGCTTAATACATTCCCACTTACATAGGTGTAGTAGATGTCTTCAGAATCTAAACGAATGAAGCCTGAACCGGCTAACCCAACTACTGAACTAAGCGTGATTGTTGTGTCCGTAGAGGCTACGGCTGTTGCAACCACTACATCAGTGGGATTGGTTTCTCCGGAAAGCCTTTGAATCCAAACTTGGATGGGTCGGGCTTGTTGGAGTTTATTTGGAATGGTCGCATAAGTAGAAACACTAATACGAGTAATGGTCAGATCTGCCTGAGTAGACGCAGTGTTTTGTCCCGTACGGATGACCTGTTCAAGCAAATCAATGGTATCTGTTGGCAATGCATACGTAGCAAGCCCCGGAGTCAGGTTAATGATCCCCTGCTCCATCGTCCACATGTTGATGCCTTTGTTCTGCCACTCAATGGTCATTAGGTTCATAGATCTGCGTGCTGTACGCAAGTCATAACCCGAACGCATTTCACGCCCCGCACGCTCACAAGCTTCCTCAGCAATCTCCGTGAAGTCCATGTTGAAGAGTGTTGAGCCTGTAGTGGTCATTTTTTAGCAGTCTTTGCAGATTGAACAAAAGCGTCAGCAGTAGGAGCGCCTTTAGCACCGGGCTTGCGCATTTTTTCTTTGGATCCGGCGGCTATGCGTTTACGTTTGGCGTTAATGTTGGCATAAAGGCCAACAGGGCCACCTTCAGCGTATTGCGTGAAGTCGGTGTCATCACGACGAGCTTTACGCTTGCCGCTTGGCATTTTGCTAGGGAGAATATCTCCCATGCCACGACTTGCCATCATTTTTTGTACATCCCACCGCCACACATGGCGACCATCGTGCCTTTAGTCTTGCCTTTGGAAGCAATACCGTCTGCCCGCTTAGAGGCAGAAGATACTTTACCGCCTTTGGCGTATGGACTTGGCATGGCTTTGTTGTAAGCAGCTTCAGCGCCTTTGGTGGCAGCACGATCACGCATCATTTGACGAGCTTCACGCTCGGCAGGGCTACGCTTCTCGTCTTCCATCTCGGCAATGGTCTTTGGATTAACTTTGCCACGGCCTGCACCGGCTTCGCTTTGACCCAAAAGTCGCTCAAGCATTGTCATGATTAGTCCTTAGCAAAATTTGCCACGGGTTTTGCCTTTTTGGGCAATACCGTCAGCACGTTTAGACGCTGAACCTACAGATCCACCCTTAGAGAATCCTGCGGCTTTTTTAGCTTTGAATTCTTTAACGGCACGTTCGCCTTCTTGACGCTGTAAACCCATCTTGATCATGGCATCACGCTCTTCAGGTGATCTTTCCATAATGCTGTTGATACGACGAGGTGCTCTCATATCACGACCGGGATCAATTGCATCTGCGGCTTCTTGTGCTGCACGATCAGGTGAATCACCGGCAGTAGGATCTTTTTCTTTACGGCGCTTCAAGCCACGCTGAGCATTCAAGTAATCACGCAGACTCATACCTGAGTCTTCGAGTTCCTTCTTGGACACCATACGCTGCTTAGGGGCTGCTGCTTTAGGCGCTGCTTCATTCTTCGGGCCTGCGCCCATAGAACTAGCGATGTCTTGCGATTCTGCGGAAGCATTTGCTGCTTCCATGACATCTCCGCCATCATCGTAATGTTTGCGTTTCATGTTTAAACTCCTTAGCAGGCTTTGCCGCCTTTAGACATTTTAATCATTGAGCCTTTGGTTTTACCCTTGGACGCAACACCATCGGGCGTTTTACCCACTTTTACTGCGCCCATCTTAGATGGAGCCATGCCGCCTTTAGAAAGCTTGGTCATAGTTGCGCCTTTGTGCAGACGGCCTTCGTGTTTGTTCACGGCCTTCTGCATCATCTTCTTGTCCATCTTTACGTCTTCATGCTTCATGTCGCCACCTTTAGAAAATTTACGGCCTTTATCGGCCTGATTAAAGTCTTTGCCCACTGATTGTGAGACTCCTGCTTTCTTGGCAAACGCAGGGTTGTGCGCTACTGCCGCCATGAAATTCGCTTGCTTCTTACTTGTGCTTGGCATTACAGATACCTTCCACGTGTCTTACCACGTTGAGCAATACCATCGCCACGACGTGAAGTAGAACTTACCTTAGATTTTGCCGCAGATTTAACTTTTCCACCACGTTTAAATGCATCAAGATCGCTATCTGCGTATGTATCTGACAAAGCTGATTTGGTATCGTTAGATGAAAAACTGCGGTCTTCAACGGGGATCTCTTCCCTGTTTTTAAAGTAATCCTTAACGGTGTCTTTTAAAACATTGCTTGCAAAACCTTTGGGATCTGTGGCGGCAGCAATTGAATCTTTGGGTAGATTCAATGCAGTTTCAAGTTTGCTAGTTAAAAAATCTTTGGCAGTACTGACGGGCGTGAGAAAAGATTCTACGTCTTTTGGGATTTGGTAATCCAAAGCTTTGGCCCCGGCTTTAACGCCTTTACCAATAAGATCAATTGCAGCAAGTCCACCGGCCATGATCACTCACCCTTTTTGAATAAGTTGGTCAATTTTTGCTTCAAGCTTGTTAAAGCGTTGGTCAATGTGGTTCGTAATGCGATCCACTTCTGCTTGAGTAACGTTATCACGTGCTACCTCCTCGCGTGTTTTGTTTAGCAAAATAGTCACACGGGACAATTCTCTAAACTTTTCATTCATCATGTAGCCAAGTAATCCAATCACTAAAGAAAGAACCGCTGACCACGCTGTATTAAAATCTAGCATTTCCACCTCGCAAGAGCCGCAGCTTTACGAGTTGGTTTGCCTTTTTCATCCTTCATTGGGCCGGGTACACCTGACATCCGTGCGCAGAATGAATCCTTGCGCTTGCCGCCTTGTGGCTGCGGAGCTTTAAGATTGCTGCCTGTAGCTGCGTTGTATTTAGCGCGGCCTTTGGCAGTTAAGCCCGCTCCCTTAGAAGCAGGTAGCTTTTCACCACGACCAATTGCAAGGGATGGAGCTTTTTTAGCCATAGTAAATTTGCGTTGAATCAATAGCAGTCATCAGTGCATAGATACCTTGCGTAGCTAATACACCTTCACCCGGAATAATTGGAGCGTTACTAAAAGTATCCGTCGCATCTATTTCATAGGTCATTAACCAACGGCCACCACCACTTACATAAGAAGCCGCAGTAGAAGTAATTGTTCCACTGTTGATGTCTGTTAATGTAAATGTGTCTGCACCCGTGCGAGTGATGGTGTAATTACCATCAGTTGCTGATTGACTTGTATTGCTGTCAAAGTGAATTCCAACAACAGCCCCGGTTGATAAACCATGAGCAGTCTTTGTAACTGTAACAGTTGTACCGGAACGAGCGTAGGTAACACTAGCCGTTACAGGTGCAGAAGCGGTGTCAAACAATACTACCGTGCCATCTGTACCGGAACCAAAAAAAGAAATGCCTTTTACGCGATTTCTTCCAAGAACAAAAAAACCACTTTGGTTTAGATGACCTTGTTTTACGTCTGTTTGCATCATAATTAATCTCCTTTAAAACGGGGGCCAAAGCCCCCTATAGATCAATTAGACGTTTTGTTGACCGAGCAATGGATCAGCAACGAAGTACAAGATCGTACCGGAGATGGAACCACCTGTAGGAGCGTCACCTGAAGTGCCGCCACCGGTGATTGTCACCAACTTGGTTGTAGACATTGTTGTGCCCATGTTAGCGCCGGCAGTAGCCGTAGACAAGTCAATAGACAACTTGCCGGTTGTAGCAACAGCAGCAGCGACCAAGCCTTGGTTTGTAGCGGTAGAAGTACCGTACAAAGTAAAGCCCATGTCAAATGTTGGAGTTGTGCCGCCTGTGGCTGCGCAAACAGCTTGGATCTCAACGACGATTGCGCCTGCGGGCAAAATCACGTCTGCGGAATTAGTAGAAGAAACAGATACTGCTGTACCCGTAGCATCTGCGCCGGAGATGTAGAACTGCGCGGCCATTAAGCCGGATCCACAATAAGCGGTACGAGTCTGATCGCCGCCACCTGAACGCCAAATACTTTGTGTGGTTGAAACTGCCATGATAAATTGTCCTTACATACAAGATCAGCGCATCAATCGGTATGTCGTTTGCCGGGTCAATATGATGCACCGGGAACCCCGGGCTAATGTGTTTATACCACTGTGTTTAAACCAATGCAACAAAAAAAGGGGCCGAAGCCCCTTTTCTTTTTTGATGCCTATTAGGCTCCGGGTGAACCGAAGATGCCCAAAGGATCAGACACGCCGAAGCTGTAACGCTCACGGGCTTTGTAACGAACGTTACCTGTGTCAAAGTCACCGTCCATGCCGGTAGACATGGGGGTACGCACGAAGTGCTTCAAGCCGTTAGGCACGT